TTGGTCCAAGAGGATTGGATCGGGGTGCCGGTTGCATTAATCGGTTTGGCAATGTACGTGGCTAGCTATGTGCTAGTGCTACGTATAAAAACTTTTGAAAATTAATAGGTACTAGTAATGGTATAGGGATGGGGGTGTGCTAAAGGTTATCAGTACCCACTCCTGCACCTATATGACAGAAATCGATCACTTGACATATTGATAAATGATCTTTAGACTGTCATTTCTTTAGTAAAAAAATTAACTCTAAGGAGAGTAGCAATGAGTAAATATGAATCTTTCGCAGGTATTCCTGCACTTCCAGTTGAACTTGACTTTGATCCAGTTCGTGAACCTGCCAAGCGTGTCAATACACGTGGTGATGTACAGATCATCCCCGGTGTGTACAACATCGTTAATCCCTTGACTGACACTGTGATGACTGTGTCAAAGTCTAAGCATAACCCTGTGAACTACGCTATTGCTTGGGAGTCTTTCCGGGCCGGTATCGAAGCTTCAGGTATTGATACCTCTGATGTTGAATGTAAGTTCAATGTATCTCCTGATGGTAAGTCGTTCACTTGTGACATTATCTTGAAGCGATTCAACTTTGAGCGTGTAGTGGGTGAACCTGTGTTCATGCGCTTCCGCATCACTGACTCCCATGATATGTCGTTTGTCCGGGATTTCTTGTGTGGTCTTTGGAGACTGTGGTGCACTAACGGGTGCTCTTCTGTGCGTGAGCAATTGCGCTTACGTGAGAAGCATACGTCCTTCTCTGATCCTGAGAAAGTTGGATCAGTTGTCGCTGAGTATCCTGCCCGCCTTGAGGCTGAAGCAGAATTGTACCCACTAATGATGGGCACACGTGTTTCGCATGATCAAGCGATTGACTTCATGGAGCGTAACGTGGCTACGTACCGCAACAATGCGGGCAAAATCAAGCTCAACAACAAAGCACTTGAGGAGTGCAACCGTGTGTGGGGCTTGTATGGATCTATGGGTGATACCGGGTATCGCCTGTACAACACTTTGACTCACATCGGGACACACGTGGAAGGCCGTGATGGGACTAACATCACCCTGAAGCAAGCCCGTATGGAGCAAAAGGTTCAGGAGGTTGTTAACCTTCCTGAGTTCAAGTCACTGGTGGGTCTCCCACTGGCGGCTTAATCACCCCGACTCAGGGTGGCAGAGTGGTTATGCGCCTGACTGCAAATCAGGTACACGCAGGTTCGATTCCTGTCCCTGAGTCCATCTTTATAATACTTAATAGAGGAAATAGTAATGAGTAATATTCGTATATTTAGTTTGAATGAGATCATCAAACGTCTTGAAGATCGCAATTTAAAAATGGTCTCGCGCAGAACTGGTGTTTCATATCAAAACTTGCGCGACATAGCCACTGGGAAAGTTAAAAATCCTAGATACAGCACTGTGGACAAACTCCGGGAATATCTCTCAGAGTCATTGTAATATTCAAACCTAAGACGAGGAGTCTAAAATGAAATATCGCACTATGGAAACTGATTTAATTAAAATTGAACGTAATAAAACTGCGCCAAGTCCTGCTAAAAGACGGGGCCGTATAGGTAAATGGAGTCCTTTATTCGCTTCCATGAGGGTGGGTGATTGGTTTGTCGTAGACAAAATTAATCACTCAAGAGTGTCGCAAAATGCCGGGTTATACCTAAAGGGTAAATACAGTATGTATAAACACCCGGAGAATGAAGAGCAATACATCTTCGTGCGCAAGGCTTAATATAAGCAGGACTGAGGGGGTGTTCTGGGTGTTCAGGTAGGTAGGTATTACCTGACCCCGGTTACCCCCATAGATACTATTAAAAACAGTCTTAATGAGGTGATTTATGAGTGAATACTTAAATGACGAGCAGATCTTAGAGAAGATCAAATCGGTCAAGGTGCGTGAACTTGTGCGTGAACGCCTTGAACAAAAAAATAAACAAATACAGTTTACCAATGCGCGACTACAAGAGGCCGCCAACATCATTGGTCACAACACAATCAGTGAGTGCATGAGTTATGAGTGATCTACACGAAGCCGCTGAAGAGCATCGCAAAAAGCGTAGTGACACATCTCTTATGAACTTTATGCACAATCACAAAGTGTCTGTGCGTTTTGTAGGTAATAGATGGGTCGCTTCCACTGAAAACAACATGGGCATGGGCAATAGCATTCGCTCTGCCCTGATTAACCTTGAAAGGAAAATGTATGAGTGAAGTCAACGGCACAATGATCAAGCATCTTGTGGATGCTTATCTAGGCTCTCGTGACTTTGAGCGTGTTTCAGCATCCCAAGACCAGTATCGATACTGGTTAAGGGTGCTGTGTGATACTGCGTTTGATGACAGTAGTGTTGGTCAAGTTAAGTTTAAGAAACTGACCACACCTGAAGCGCAAGTTATATATGACACTCTCTCAGATCGTGGGATTACATTCGCAAATCGGATCACTGGCGTGACACGCAAGATGTTCAACTACGCCAAGAAGTATGGAATTGTAGATACAAATCCTTGGTCTAGTATTCAGACACTTACGCCTAAGCCACGCAAAGTTATGTGGCAACCCCAAGATGTACACAGGTTCCTTGAGATCTCGTACAGCAAGTTTGAAACACGCTCAGTTGGTCTTATCGCACAAATGGCATACGAGTGGGCACAGCGTATTGGTGACATGCGAATGCTGACATGGGACTGTATCGATTTTGAGAATGAAGTATTGCACCTAGAACAATCGAAGCGCAGGGCAGTAGTGCACCTACCGATATCGGATGATTTAATGTATGTGTTAAAACAGCAGAATGGTTCATTCGATTGGCAACCTTATGTCGCACCAAATGTAAATTCTAAAACTGAAGATGGGTACAACCCGTATGGTGTGCACATCATTTCGCGTGTCGCTAAACGTATACTGCGCGAAGCAGGATTGAGTGAGGAGCTACGACTGTCTGATCTCAGGCGCACTGCGACTACAGAGATGGTCGAGGCAGGTGTAGGTATTGTGCAGATTATGCAGGTCACTGGGCATCAGTCACCGCAGTCTGTTACACCCTACATGAAAAATACCTTGACAGGTGCGACAAATGCGCTTACGCTCCGCTCTGCACACACGGCAAGTGCTACACCACAAAAGGATATTGATTATGTCAAAAGTCAGTAAGTTCATTGACACCTTAGACATAAGTGTCGGTGAAACATTCCGGGGGGATTGTCCTGAATGTGGTGGATACAAAACATTTACAGTATCCAACACTGACGGGAATATCCTTTTTAACTGCTACAAAAATAGCTGTGTCGTTCACGGATCATCTGTACGTAATATGCCTGTGGATGTAATTAAAGACAGACTAAGTGCCGGTGACTATAGTCTCAGTTTTGAAGACTCTGAACGCTTGGCATTTAGTGTGCCCCCATTTGTATCTTGTATAAAACCAGATGAAGATTATGTGAATGCGTTCATGAGTGAGTGGGATATTGATCCTGACGATGTACTGTATGACGTTAAACAAGACCGCATGGTGTTTCCAATACGACACCAAGGTCAAATTGTAGATGCAATAGGTAGAGCCTTGTATCCCAGAAATCCTAAATGGTTACGCTATGGAGCATCTCCTGTACCATATATGTGGGGAGAGGGTGATGTCATGTTAGTGGTAGAAGACCCCATCAGTGCGTACAGGATTAGCAGAGAGTTTCCCAATGTGGTGGGTGTTGCATTGTTAGGTACGCAGTTAACCGATTTTCACAAATGGTTCTTTGAAAAGTATTTTAGATACAATAAATTAATAGTTGCATTGGATTATGATGCGTTTAACAAAACGCTAGGCATTGTCCGGGAGCTACTTGCGTATGTCATTGATGTGCGTGGACTCAAACTGAATGAGGATTTAAAGTACTTAAACGAAGATGACGTTAAGGCGTTAAAGGAGATGTTGAATGCAAACGATTTATCGAGAAGTAATCGTAACCAATGAACTGCCCAGAATAGGGTCAGGCTATCGGTTGGTCAAGGTTCAGATCGGAAGTAAGTGGGTTCACATCAGCGATCTTGATGGGGAGAACCGTACAAAGGTTAGCATGAAAACTTGGTCAGCGATCAAGAAAGGTAATACGATAGAACCGAAAGTCGTTCTGAAGGGCCTGCGCAAAGCTGATAGAGCGTTGGGCCGAAAAGCGAGGAGAAAATTATAATGGCTAAAGCAAAAAGACCTCTTGTTAGTTGGACACAAGAACAACTCGATGAACTTATTAAGTTATACCTTGAGGGTTTAACTTTTGAAAAGATATCTTTAAAGCTAGGCATGTCCCATGCTTCGACAAAAGCAAAGGTTACGTTCCTCCGCCAAAAAGGTGTAGACTTACCTTACCGGGATAAACAAAGCATTGCTGAAAAAAGAAGTAAAACAATGAAAAGCGGCAAAAAGAAGTCAACAGCATTTGACCGTGAGTATCGAGGGGCTGTGCCTCTTGGTCATTGGTTAATAACAAAGCCTTGGCCTTACAAGCCTGACAAAAAGGAGGATGTTGCATGAAAGAAATTCTTTTAGTTTTTGTAGTAACAGGTTTTCAACCCACTGTATCGGACAGAGTTTTTGAATCATATGATGAGTGTAAACAGTTCGTAAATGCACTTGCAAAGCAAAGTGTGGTCAACAGTGATTACGGGTTTCAGTTTTTATCTTCAGACAAGTTGCTAGTCTCAGGTCAATGTGTTGCAAAAGAGGATTACCGCTATGAGCAATCCAATTAAATGCGACTTCTGCGATAGCAAAGCGGATGCGAGAGAAGGCGAAAAGCCTGTATACTTTTGCGCCGCATGTTGGCTGAAGAAGTTTCCGAAAAAGCCTGTGCATGGTGAATACAAGGAGAAAAAGAAATGAAAATATTCAAAGCGTTTGAAGAAAATGGTTGGGTAGCGTTGACCAAGTTTGGTTACGGCCTACTTGATGGCACAAAAAATGCACTCAAGTTTGCACCAATGGAGTACAAGTATTTACTCACGCTTTTGTTAGCCGCTATGTGGTGTATTGCTTTTGGCATATACACGACTGAGTTGCTGTACATCGGGTACAATATTATCGGTCACTATGTGCTGATTACCTGCGTGTTTTTTACTTGGTTTGTATTTACTACTGAAAAGAGACGTGCACCAAAGTCACCGCCAAACAAAGTCAAATGGGACATGGAAAAGGAGGCGTAGGAAATGATTAAAGTGTATGTTTTCATTTTGTTTGTATTCGGTTCTACGGCGGCTATCGGGCATTTTATGTCAGACGAAAACAGAAGTATTGGGTTTACCAATATTTGCGGAGAAGAAAAATATTTTTGTATCAGGGAAAAACAATGAGCAAGATACCTTATATTGAACGTGCCTACGGGGGCAGTGGCCTGACAGGTGAGTGTGCATATCTGTGGGCACTTTTCTTAGCTAATGAGGCTGACATGGCAGATGACCCTATCAAATACGATAAGTTTAAAGCTATGGCCGAAACACTAGCACCGAAGGAGGGTGTAGCTACAGCCGCTAGTGTGCATTATCCTGATCTTGAGGCAGAGATCAGTAAGTACGAGAAACAACATTGGACTGACCCCTCTGCAATAAATCAAATCGGTGGTTTTTATAACGCAAAAGCGGATGAGTACGTGTACCCCGGCAGTGATCCACAAGAGTGAGGAGAGTGAACATGAAGATTGAAACCCCAGTTAAGGCCGCTCACGCTACGTTTATAGCAGAGCTAAAAGATTGTCTTGATGACATGATGGACTCATTTGATGCGCGTGGAAAAGGAAAAGAGTTTGCTGTATTCCATGACGACTTAGAGGCAGATAAAGCAGAGATCCAAAAACATATCGATGCACTGGATTTAATTATTAGATACTATGATGAGGTGCCATCGTAATGGAACTGGCTATTATCAAAAGCCTGCTAAACAAAGAGTTTTATGATGATCATAAGGGGGCTAAATGCCCTCACTCTGTGTTTAGTAAAGAAGTAGGAAAGGTCAAGACGATGATCGATGCGGCGATGGATAAGTACAATCGAGACTTAACTGTCGATGAAGTCGAAGGTCTTTTCTTCGCGGCAGACCCTACACTTTCTGGTTCTCAAAAGCTTTATTACCGGGGTGTATTTAAAAAACTGCGTGAACAATCCCCACTGGGCGAAGACGTAGCACAAGAAATATTAAGTAAACTTTTTCAACGGTATCTGGGAGAAGACATAGCTAACATAGGCTATTCATTCGTAAACGGTACGCAGTCATCTCTTGAACCCCTGCGCAGAATTATTGAGAGACACAACGATGACTTTCTGCCCGACTTAAATATCGAGTGGGACGACTTAGAAATCGAAACATTGCTTGAGAAAAATGATCTTGAGGCACGTTGGCATTTTAATATCCCCACACTTGCTACCCGTATAGAGGGTGTTAATGATGGTCACCTGATTGTCATAGGAGCAAGACCTAACACTGGTAAAACTTCATTCCATGCAAGCATGATCGCAGGCCCAGATGGCTTTGCGCATCAAGGAGCGAAATGCGTTGTGCTTTGCAATGAGGAAGGGACGCACCGTGTGGGGGCCAGATATCTTACTGCCGCATCGGGCATGACTCTCAAAGAGATTAAAGCGAGTCCACGCACCGCTCAACAGAGATGGGCCAAGCTCAAAGAAAACATTAAGATCAAAGATGCAACTGGCCGGGATATGGCATGGGTGGAGTCTGTATGTAAAACTTATAGTCCTGACATATTGGTTATCGATATGGGGGATAAATTTGCAGGCGATCAATCACACGAAGGATTAAAGAACTGCGCGATTCATGCTAGACAAATAGCTAAGGAATACGAATGTGCAGTGTTCTATATGTCACAGTTATCGGCTGAAGCTGAAGGTAAAATTATCTTGAATCAATCTATGATGGAAGGCAGTAAAACTGGCAAGGCATCGGAGGCTGACCTCATGTTGCTGATTAGTAAGAATCCTCCAATTGAGGGACAGGAGGAAGATGACTATCAACGCCACATTAATTCTGTAAAAAATAAACTGACCGGGTGGCATGGTTACATCACAGTCAGGTTGGAATATAAGGTGGGACGATATACTGTATGATCGAAATTTTGGTTAGGGATGACCAACTTATTAAAGCGCGTGATCAGGCTGTCGAAATGGGTAAACTTCACAACAGCATTACTAAAGGTCAGGGCAATGTCGCAGGATTTATAGGTGAAATAGTAACTGCTGAATTGCTTAACGCTACACAACAAAACACCTATGACTATGATTTGATTTTGATTAATGGCGAAACTGTGGATGTAAAAACAAAAAGAACATCAGTCACTCCTTTGCCGCATTACGATTGTAGTGTGGCTAAACTGAGCGAACATCAACAGTGTAATCACTTTGGATTTGTACGAGTAAAAAACGATTATAGTGTGGCATGGTTCTTGGGCGTGATACCTCGTAAGACCTACTACGAAGTAGCTCGCTATATGAACAAAGGAGACGTAGATCCTGACAATGGTTATATTGTCAAATCGTCATGCTATAATTTATCTATTGAAGAGCTATGGAAGGTGTCAATACATGAAAGTTGTTCTTGATGTAGAAAACACTGTGACTAAGCGCGATGGCAAGCTTCATCTTGATCCATACGAATCGACAAACAGCTTGGTTATGATTGGTATTCAGGTGGAGGGTGAGGAGCCTAAACACTACACCTTTGATCACATTGAATATGATTGCAAATACGAATATCGCAAAAAAGACTGCGATGAGATACAAGCAATATTAGATAAAACAACATTATTGATCGGTCACAATATTAATCATGACTTGCTGTGGATCTGGGAAACTGGATTTAAGTATGACGGCCCGGTGTGGGACACCATGTTAGCTGAGTACTTGTTACAGCGAGCACAAAAACAGCCACTATCTCTTGAAGCAGTGGCTGAGCGTAGAGATTTGCCTTTTAAAAAACAGGATACTCTGAAGAACTACATGAAGCAGGGTATGTCCATCGATGCTATTCCATATGAAGAGCTTAAAGAGTATCTGTACGCAGATCTACAGACCACATTTTCTTTATACTATGAACAGAACTTAGACTACCGGGATGACGTAAATCGCATTCTAATGCCCGTGGTGGACCTAACGATGGAAACATGTGTGGTACTAGCCAGAATCTATCAGAATGGCTTCACGGTCAATACAGAAGCTCTGGAGGAGGTTCGTACTCAATTTGAGCAAGAGCGAGCGCAGTTACAAAATGAATTGCAGTTATTTGTGAGACAACTGATGGGCGATACCCCAATCAATTTAAATTCACCTGAACAGTTGTCATGGGTTGTGTACTCACGTAAGCCTAAAAACAAAACTCAGTGGGCTATGGATGCTGATCCCTATATGAGTCAGGAACAGTTCAAACGACTCATAACTAGTTCAACTACGCCAGTGCGTAAAACTAAAGCGGAACAGTGCAAGGATTGTAAGGGCAATGGTACTTACTATAAAAAGAAGAAGAACGGAGATAACTTTAAAAATGCAAGCAAATGTAGTGTATGCAACGGCACTGGATATATTCTCAAACCAATCAATGAACTAGCAGGCCTGAAGTTCACTGCCCCATCTGTTAAGTGGCACAGTGCTAATGGGTTCAGCACTAGTAAATCTAACCTTGAGTATCTTGAACGAATAGCTAAGTCAAAGCAAATGGATGAGGCCGTAAACTTTTTATCTAAAATACGCAGACTTAGCGCACTGGATACATATTTAAGTAGCTTTGTTGATGGCATCAAGACTTATCTCAAGCCTGATGGTAAGCTCCATGTCAGACTGACACAGCATATGACTGCCACTGGCAGATTCTCTGGACGTGATCCTAACATGCAGAACATGCCACGTGGTGGTACATTTCCTGTAAAAAAAGTTTTTGTGTCTCGTTGGAATGACGGCAAGATCATGGAAGCAGATTTTGCTCAACTAGAGTTTCGTGTGGCAGGATTTTTGTCGCAGGACGAAGTTGCGATTAGGGAAGTAACGGAGGGTTTTGATGTCCACTCGTACACGGCGGAGGTCATTTCGCAAGCGGGTCAGACAATTAGCAGGCAGGAGGCGAAGGCACATACATTTGCTCCGCTCTATGGAGCAACGGGATTTGGAAGAACATCCGCAGAAGCAAAGTACTACGAACAATTTACAAACAAATACAGAGGGATTGGACGATGGCACGAGCGATTAGCTACAGAGGTATTATCTCACAGAAAAATTACCACTCCAAGCGGAAGACAATTCGCCTTCCCCAATGTCAAGCGGAGAAAAAATGGGACCATCACAGATTTTACGGCAGTCAAAAACTATCCGGTGCAGTCATTTGCAACTGCCGACATTGTTCCTGCTGTGCTGATTGAAATATTTAATCGGCTTAGTAACATGAAGTCTATGCTAGTAAATTCAGTGCATGATTCTGTGGTAATTGATGTGCACCCGGAGGAAGAGGCACAAGTTGTATCACTCATTGATGATATAAACGGGGAATTGAAATCTCTTATAGATAATAAATTTAAAATTAACTTCAACGTACCCCTTTTACTTGAGGCTAAAATAGGTGTAAACTGGCTGGATCAACAAGAGGTCTCAAAATGACAACACAAATAGCAACCCTAAACGCAGGGAACTTCGCTGAAATGGCGAAAGCAATGGGCATGTCACAAGACATGTCATCTGATGGCAAAGCAAAATCGTCTACTCTGCCCCGCTTACGCATTTGGAATCAGCCCGTTATGGGTCAGGTTGAAGTCAAAGGTAAGATGAAGAATATGGAGGTCGTGCCCGCAGGCATGTACCGTCTTCAATTACCAGATGACGTTTATGTGTACGCA